TCCATATATCTTAGGCTTAGATTCATCCAATACAATAGTAATATATCTTATCTTAGTTTCACTAAGTGCACGTCCTTGATATGCGAACATTTCCTTAGTTTCACTAAGTAAAGGTATTACTAGTCTTGATTCATCCTTGTCTGCATTAAGCTTGTTAGGTATCATGCTATTCGTCCACTCATTAAACTTAGGAGCAAAGAATAGCTTATAATGCATATTAGACGGTATCTTTCTACCTTCCACATACAGCTTAGCAGGATGATCTATCGGTAGTTGCGATATTCGTTTGAGTTTATTGAGCGGGCTACCAGCTTGCATAAACTTTGGTCTAGTGAAGTTAAATTGTCCTTCGGGTTCGACCTTTCCAAATTTTTCAACTATCAACTCTCTATTATACTGTTCAAATAATTCACTATTTACAACTTTTAGAAACCCGCGCAGCGTCATATTTGCCCCGCAGTTATGGCAATGAATGCGGTAACCTTTACTACTATCAGTAATGAAGTATAGTCTTGCTTTGAATTTATTCGTCTGGCTATCACCGCACAGAGGACAAGAGCAGCGAGCAGTGTTTTGATTCTGCCACTTAAAATTTCTCACATGAGATGAGAATATATTGATATATTTTCTATCTAACCATTCAGTCATACAATACCTCTATTGGTATTATATCTGAATCGAAGTAAATATCAACTAGTTTTTAAGGATATGCGAAATAACCATAGGGATTGCAAATCCTACTATGAATATAGCTCCTGATAGGTACCAGCGCCATTTTTCAAGAGCATCCAGTCTATCGCTGTGCTTCTCGAGTCTTTTTTCTGTTATTGAATGCTTATCTTCGGAATAATCTAGCCTGTTTTCCTGAACGGCAAGCATTTGCTTTACGGAAGTAGATAATTCTGTTATCTTATTAAGATTACTATCCATACGCTCAAGAAGGACCATGAATCGCTCATGATCCCTCTCTAGTAAAGTAACCTTAGTCTCAAGACTATTTTCCATCTTTATTACCAGCTATGAGCTGATCAAGCTGGCTTGACTTTTCTTTAGATCCTACAGAAGAACCAAAGTAGTAAGCAAAGATACCACCTAGAATAGCGTCTAGTGTACCTAGAGCGCGCATTACCATTTCACGCATTTCAGCAGGAATAATATTACCTGTAATCAAGTATACCTGAACACCAATGTATAGAGCTACAATGAGGTATGCTAGTACTTTTGGCGTTTTATCTTTGGTTTGAATTTCTCTGTTGCGAGCTGAGTTCTTATCTTCGACTTCTAGCTTTGCTAGACTTACATCTAGCTCTTTCATCTTTACTTTGAAGTCAGCTTCTACTTGTTTAATCTTAGAAAGTGTTTCTGGATCAGCATTAGCTACTGCTGACATAACTTCGTCTTGAGTGGCGTTATCTGATAAACCTAGAGCGCTACCAATTTGACGAACTGCTACTCCTGCAAGTGGGCCACCAAGTGCTGTTGCTACGGTAGGTGCTACTGCTCCTAAGATACCTTTTGCTACGTTTAATAAATCCATGGTGCTAGTCTTTCTTTAATATTTTTTTTAACTCTTTGCTGATTTTAAGCGTATCTTTAACATTTCTCTGTACGTAAAGATTAGCTTCATCAGGAGTAACATAACTATCACCTGCTGCGCTTACGTCCGCCTCTCTAATAGGCTTAGGTGCAGCTGCCATATTTCTTCTTTTGTATTTATTGCTTGATTTCTTTGTAACGACTGGTTGATCAGTTGACACAGCAGCCCCGGTTACATTAGTAGGTACATCAGCTTCTTTAATAAAGTTTGAAAAGGTTTTCATTAGATTGCCTTTAGTAGTTCTTTTATCTTATCATCACTTACTATTTCACTCGAATAATAAGTTTTTCCTTGTAGGCCTACGTTTTCTATTTTATCAGGCATATAGCCTAAAAATTCAAGAATAGGCTTTAAGATATCACCATGTTCATGTAATTTCAAGAATAATAATCTAGTACAGTGTATTGGTCCAAAAACATTATAAAGTATAATAATATGATTTATTGCTAAACGCTCTTTAATCTCACCTGTCTCTTTATAACGATTAAACAGTCTTTTTAGATATTGAAATCGTTTAAGATCATCGTAAAATTCAATAGTATCATAACACTGCGGATTATCGTAGTGTTTTGCAGCGTATAATAAAGCGTTGGTTTCATCTAATTTTTCAAACATTATTTAAAAGGACGACAATAAAACTCTCTTGGTTGTGTTTGTACCTACAGCGACATAAAGATAAGTGCCGTCATGAAAAATTGCATTGTTAGTAATTGCTAGAGCGGTGCTATTCGCAGGAGTAGTTCTATATGGAATAGCAAGTGTATTGCTAAACGTACCTACATTACTAGTAAGTGTTACAACATTACCTGTAGTAATGTTTACAGTATTAACAGTTGTTGTACCGGTTATTGAAACAGTATTTGTTACAGCAACGGTAGTGGAGATATTACCAAAAAAATTAGCTACTGTAATTTTATTAGTCGTCGCTGCACCACTTGGATTAGTAACAGCGACGAGTAATGAATTGCCACTTAGAGTATTTGCAGCGGTTAATTCTGTAATTTTCTTAGTGGCCATAATTTAGTTCTTTATATTATGCGTCAGGAAGAACGTTATCTTCTGCGTCACTGGTGATTGAGCCCATAGCTACTAGAGTCTCAAAATGAACACGACCAGCGCGACCACCAGTACCTTCTGTACGTACAATCCAACCAGCGTGAGCAGCACCCTTATTCTGAGCACCACCAACTACTGCAGTTGCAGTAGCTGTTTCACCTGTAAATGAGTGACCAGTTTCTGTAAGACCCTTTGTAAGAGTAATAGCAGCACCGCCACTTGTTGAGGAGATGTAAATACCTGTTGAGTTACTAGCTTGTACATAATAGCTTGTATTATTAGCAAGACCGGTTAGAGCAGTATTACCAGCAGCTACCAAGTACTTAATGTAATCGTTAACTTGATACTTGTTAGAAGAGATAGCAATAAAGCCGTTGGCATTTACTGCTGAGTTAGCATTAAATGTCTGAGCAGCAGGAGCAGCAATTGCTACGTCTGGGTTTGTCTCATAAGAAGAACCAGCTGCAGTAATATTTACGATAGAAATATAACCGGTAGCATTAGCTTGTGCATTAGCGGTAGCACTTGCACCGCCACCACCTGTAATAGTTACAGCGGCGTTTGCAAAGTAACCAGAGCCTGGTGAAGTAATAACGATACTAATAACACCGCCTGCCCCTACACCCATTTCTGTTGTATCGGCGCCGTACTGACCAATAATCTCGTTATTAACGAAAGCGCCTACAGTAGTGTTACCGAAAAGGGCAGTTTGTGTAGTAGAATTTGCAACTGTATTAAAAAGCGCTGGTCCCCATAGGACTGAGTTAGCAGCGTTATCTGTCTTACCCCATTGAGGCATAGTAGTATCTCCTTTGAACTCTTTCAGTATTTATGTTTATTGGCCTTTAATTGCCCTGATATAATTTTTAAAGGAGCCACGCATATATTCAGCTGCTTTTGCCTTCTCAAAGGGAGATAGCGAGTTATATTTCGCTAATGCTAACTTGGCCATGCTAGGCTCAATAGTACCTACAGTACCATCATCAAAAGTATATTCGCGAGGTTCATTATTATCAACTGCATCCTGTAAGGCCTTGGTTATGCGCTTACTAGATGCAATTTTACCAGTGTGAGTAGCAACGCCACTAACCGCTTCATATATGAATCTCGCTTTAAACATTATGACATTACGTTGCTAAGATGTTTTCCAATATTAGAAACAAAGTCTTGTTTCTGCGCAGGCTTTAGTGAGTCATGCATGGATAGTAACTTATTAGCGTGACTGCGAGTAATGTCTTTACCCATGAACTTTCCACCACCACGATCAGCTATACCACGAAGCTGATTAATTGGATGTTTATTAGCTTCCGTATCAACGTCGTCGTGAGATGGTTCAGACTCACTACTACCGCTGGATGCGCTTTTCTCAGCGTGAGCTACTGCAGCTTCTGCGTGATCCTTGTACTTGTTTGTGCGGTGAAAGTATGAATCAGCGTTACCCTTACCACCGGTAAGTTCATCAAACTTTGCACGTGCGGCTTTGTATAATGGATGGTTAGGCTGTGTGAGAACAGCTGTTGTTCTGTTCATAGTACGGCCTTCTTCAAGTTTATTCGTACCAACAAGGCTATTTTTACGGTACTTACCAGCGTGCTTTTCTAAAGCAGCATGAACTTCGGCTGGTAGTTTAGGGCCACTCTGGTGTTTTAGACCATTATGATCCATCATTAAATTACTTTTTTTACCATCTGGATGCTTAACTTCTATATCGACCGCAGCTTCAGGTGTGTCGACAGTGTGTGCGTCAGGTTCATACTCCGCCTTAAAGGCACCATGAGTAGAATGGGTAATATTCACACCACCAAAACGACCTCGTACCTTGGTATCAGCTTCCTCAAGCTCTACTTCTTCTTTAACCTTAAATGGTTTAACTGGTGTAGGAGGCTTATTTTTTAATTCAGCAGGTACTTTTGTTGGTTTGTAGGCAGGATTATCACCGTGAGGAGAAGGTGCATTACCTACCATTTTAGCTACTTTTCTTGATGCTTCAATACCTTCATCAACTGACTCTACTTCTTCATTACGAATAATAGCTTTGGCGATCTTATGAGCTTTTTTAATAGTGGATTTTTCCAGTGGCGGCTTATCACCTGTCATCTTCATCGCCTGCTTAGTACCTGTAGCATAAGCCATAGACTTATCCATGGCTTCATCGGCCTGCTCTACTTCTTCTTTAGTAACAGGATTCATTTCTACATTCTTATTTTTACCTTTAAGTGCTTTGACGTCTTTCTTAGCACCTTGACCTGCATCGCCACTCATAGCAGCTTCACTCATACGCTTGCTTTTCTTGTGGATGTGAGTTTCTGATAGAGTGATTTCTAGATCTGATGTTGGTACGTTTTGTTCAATACCATGTTCAAACATTACGTCATACCAAGCAATATTACCGTCAGCGTCTGGATCAGCATGCATGGTAGGAACTGTTTCACCCACACCCCACTGCTCGTGTACGACATGCTTGGCGCAATCATGAGCACGTGCATCATCAGCATTATCTTTGTTTAGTTCTTTGGCTTCTTCTACTTGATCGATCTCTTCCTTAGCAATCTTTTCAAAATGCTTTCCTGGCTTACCGATATCTTTGCGAGTAGGCTTACTTGCTTTCTTAGCGATCTTCTCAAAATGCTTCCCTGGCTTACCGATATCTTTGCGAGCAGGCTTACTTGCCTCGTCGATCTCTACAATCTTAAGATTCGAGATAGGAGCAGATTTACGAATCTTATTATAGAGAGCTGATGCCTGTTCTTCTGTTTCGAATAGAGGTGACTCATAAGTCTTACCACTACGATCTACACCCTCAACCTTATACTTCTTCTTGGCCTTTAGCGCCTTGAAATCAGCCGCGGTGATTTCATCTTCGGGAGGTGCAGCAGTAGAAATCTCTTTCTGATTAGGGTGAGAGATTTTCTTACCCTCTAGAACTTCCGTGGCTTGCTTTAAAAGGTCTGCTGGAAGACCTAGACGTTTGGTGAGATCCATTGTAAATTGCTCCTGATAACTTTATTATATTTATTGTTTTTACGCTTCTACTTTAGCGCTAGCACGCCACTGCCTGCAACTCCAGTAACGTGCTTTCGTTCTAGGGCCTGGATTGGCACACTTATGTCTAGCTCTAAATGACCTGCGACGCGCAGGATTATCTCTTTTAATTGATAGGTTAGGGTCACCGAAACGAACCTTTACTACATTGCCGCTATCGTTACGTACATATACAGCAAACTTCTTTCTCTCGCCAGGTGTACGGAATGGTTTACCTAAAGGCTTATTAACGCTAGCTTCATCGAAATACGCTCTGAAAATCTTCTTGGCTTTACGGCGACGCAATTCTATTTTATTGTCTTGTGGTACGTTAGCATCATGACCTAAATCAAAAGATATTTTCTCTTGACCTGGTGTCATTCTGGAGTATGCAACTCTAATTTCTTTTGTACCAATCTCTAGAGCTTCACCATAAAAATTCTTTATGAAAGAGCCTTGCCTAAACAGACCCGTATCGCCTTTTCTTTTTGCAAGGGCCATAATCTTAGAACCATCAGCCCCGTCAATTTTATCAGCGGCCTTTGACCCTAAATGCTTGGCTACTAATCTCTTGAACTTGCCTGGATTAGATCCTAGACGCTTAAGGTTAAATTCCTCGTTAGCAGCCCAGATATTATCAACCATATTAGGATACGGTCTACCTGCTGAACGAGCTCTAGCGCGGGCTTTGGCTTTTTGAAGAGGTGTTAGTTTAGAATGTTTTTTTACTGGATTGGGCTTTTCCCATACTGGCTTTGTCATTATTCTACTTCCATACCTTTACGTGTATCGTGGTAAATATCTCTAGCATGAGATTCGTTATTTCTTAATCTAGTAGGAAGGTTTGCTTTAAACTGATCGTAGTTACCTTCTTTAGCATGCCTACGCATATCAGAACCGGAGACACCTTCTTTGCGCTGACCTGTACTTACTACTTTAATTGACTTAAAATTATAAAGTACTTTACCGGATCTATCAGCTTGACCGTTATATCTGTTAAGTAGTTTAGAATACTCAGCAGCTCTATCTTCACCAGCAGTAACTACGAGATGCTCATAGCCTTGTTTATGAGCTTCTTCTGCATGATGCATAATGGTAGGTTTAGTTTTATCAGCAACTTTAATATTTACATTAGGAAAAGCGCGCGTTAAATGCTTCATCTTCTGAGTAGGAGACAATGGATTTTTTTCTTTGTCTTGACTGTGTGAAGCAACAATAAGGTGATCTGCCCTACTTTTACTGGCTAGCGCTACTGTATTTTTAATATTTTCTTCATGACCTTGCGTCACTGGGTTCATTCTACCGTAGTGCATAACCAGCGTTTTTGATTTGATAGCTTCTTTAAGAAAAAATTTAAATTTGATCATCGCTACCACCTGCAGGTTTATTGAACTTTAGATTAGAAGTAATTCTGTTGGATACGTCAGTATGAATAGCTTTTAGCGCATGCCCCCCTACTGTACCCATATACCCCTCTGATTCACGACCTAGACCTCTATCGAGAGCTTTAGTCATAATATCAGTAGCTGCCTGTAAATGGCTTTGCGTATTGAGAGTATTTTCAATAGTCTTTTTATTTTTAGTAGCTTCAGCAGCTAAGTTATCCCATTTTTCTTTTTTGGATTGCTTGGCTTTTTCTGTCTTAACCGAGTCAATATCACGTTGTGCTTTGGCGCCAAGATGTGCGATATAACCTTCATGACTTGGAACTTCTTTGGCTCTCTTTGTCATGTTAATGTAAGAATTAAGATGTTCGAAATGATTATTGATTACGGAATGTTCTGCAGGTGTTAAAGCTGAGTTTAATTCTTTTGCTCTATCTAAATGCTTTTGTACTTGCTCGGCTTCACCACCATGATACGATGCATTACCATTATATCCCGGTGTAGTTACAAATACATCGCCGCTATGCTTAAGTTTAGAGAAATCAGCAGAGTAGTCAGCTTGCAAATTATGAGGCCAGCTCCCTTCACTGGAAGGTTTGTACCCGGTGTGAAGATGAATACCGAACTTGGCTTGCTGTACTAACTTACCTTCTGGAGAACTTGCACTATGCGAATATTTAATAACGTTTGGCTGGTAAGATATCTTACCAGCACCCTTCTTTACTTCACCTGCTTTAAATAATACATCACCCTGCATAAAAGGTGCATCTTTGCCTTTACCTTTAGGTAGTATCTTATCAGCATGCTCCAGAGCTTGTTTTAAAGTATCAGCAACAACTGGATTATTACTATGATTAGTATCGATATCTTCAGGTGAGTAGTTTAACTTAGGACTCTTGGCAAAAACAGATGTTTTATATCCTACCCCTACCTTACCGGTATCGGGATGCCGGTACATAACAATACTAACACCACCATCTTTCTTCTCGGTAAACCCTTCTGGTGGTTTTCCTGAACCCTGAATAAATCCATGCATCTGAGATAGGAAATTATGAGACTTATCAAAGTGCTCATTATGCATTGCGATAGAAGAAGCGTGATCTAAATGTGATAGTTTAGACGTATCTGTAATAGCTGCTTCGTATAAAAAATGTTTGAATTTAATCATTTTGTTCAACATTTTTAGAGTTAGGTCTATAATCACTAGGGGTAACCATGATGCGAGTTTTTTGCATGCCAGCATCTGATCTATCACTGGACGGTCTAGCAAGAATTTTCATTCCTGGACCTGTATCAGACTCCGCATTATTCTTCTTATTACTATATGTTTTAGAGGCGTTGAGAACTAAACTACCATCATCATGACTGCTTACAGAAATATCTCCTTGATATACTGCATGTACGTTTGATAGTCCATACTCACCTCCATGGTTTTTACCATATAGGGATTTTTGTTGTATTTCTCTATGTTCAGGATTAGATGCATCAAGATCGTAGTGAATAGCTGTAGTTTTATTATCGCTACTCTCTCTATGTTTCTTAAACAGATCGATAGCTTTCTTTATAACTGGATGATTGGCTAAATGAGATACACCGCCGAATTGCTGGTAAGAGTGGCCTTTTAAAGATACGAAATGTACTGGCTTATTATTACTATCGTATATAATCATATCTGCTTTTGGTTTATATCCTAAACCTTTATAATCTTCGGGTACTACTTTCCTGGCGCCAGCTGCTCTAATAATAGTACCATCTGGCAATTTCATATTTACTTCTTTTTGCCCTGTCTTTTCTAGATGCTTGGTAATACCTTCATGTACTGTATTAATTTGATAGTTTTCTACTTCTTCTTGACTTTTACCTGCGCGCCCTACTTGAGGCTTTTTAATTCTTGTTACCGGTATGGTAGTTTCTTCGCCATGCTCGGTTTTTATATTGACATGATGAGTACCGTTTACTTTACCTGCATGCCCCGTAATGACAAATTTAGTACCTGCAGGTAATGACATATCTCTAGTCCTATGAGAGGACCCTAACTCGTACGCTGGAGGCTGCTCTTTATCCTTGCTACCACCTGATAGCCAGGGAGCAATATAAGAGTTAAAATGGCGCTCACCCACATCACCTGAGCCGCCAGAAAGATTAGCTTCTTTTAAGAAATGTGCAAATTTTAGCATAGGTTACCTCAGAATATCAGAGATATTTATGGCTTCCGTCATCACAAGTATATACTACCTTCTTGATATTGAACGTAGCAATAGCGCGTTTGCACCCTTCGCAAGGCTCGCATAAACCCCTAAGGAAGTAGTTCTTTTTATTTTCGTTATATTTAACGCGGCAGACATACAATGTTGATTTACTGAGTTCATGTATGTCAATTGTACGTAGAGCATTCTTAATAGCATCAGTCTCGGCATGAAGAAATATTGATCCTTCATGCTTGGAAAACTTTGCTTGAAATGGGTGCGATTTAAGTTGATTACATCCCACTGACACTATTTCGTTTTTATAAACAACGCAGGCCGCGATTCTGGTTCTTAAAAGGCGACCTTTTCTATTATGAGCAGCTGCAGGTAGAGCGGTAGCTATCTTCTCGAGATAGTTTAGATATTTGTCATCAGAATTCATAACAACACCCCTTACGAGAGTGCTTGAATTCTGCTTTCTACGTACTGCTTTACAATCTTTAGGATTTCAGGAGATGATGATAGCTTAATGCTGTTACTCAGCATCAGGTTGATATGAAACAGCTCTTCTTCCAGAGCCCTCCTCAGCATAAGTTCCGACGACGACAGCATTGGTATCTCCTTTTTCACATCTCTCTATTTTAGATTGTTTAGTATTTTTTTCCAAGTACTTTTTATCGTACTTTGTAATTCTTTCAACTACTAAAGGTAGACTCTTTTCTAGACTTCTATCCGTAAGATCGTAGTAATCTTTAAACTTAATATAAAGCCCTAACTCTCTACCATATGCTTCAATTTCCCAGGGTAAGTCCCAATAGTCTTCCTTATCGATATTGAAGTGCCTCTTACCCCATTTGAAGGTTCTACGGTATTTGTGATCGTAAATCTCGCCCTTAGCAAACTGCTTAACATGCACCATTTCATGAGCGAGAGTCTGTAAGATCTTCCTAAAGTTCTTTACACCCTTACATAGACTAATCTCAAATTGCTTAGGAAAAACATTTTTATCCATCCAGTTCGTTTCTGCTTCGAATTCTACTGGAATGTCTTTGTTGTAATTAATAGTTACGGTTATTTTTTTATAGAGAGTAGGAAGGAGTTTTTTGCCATAGAATAACACAGCTGCTCTTATGACAGCTTCTCTATCTGGATCATCGATGTTGGTGATCTGTATGTGCATGATTATATTATACCTGAAATCGCTAAAATAAGCAACAGTTATTTTTGGTTAAAGACGAATTCGGCCTTTTATATTGCACCGACCTCCGAAGGTGCGTATAATGGGTTGTGCCCTTGAGATTCTATTGGTATTTAATACCCCTCGAGGGACTGGTTTAGATATATTTACCTAGAAGGTAGGACATGAAAGATAAAACCGCTCAGATTCGCCAAAAGCGAGAGAAAGTTATCAAGCTTCTTAGTGGGGATGAACCCACTGTTGATCTGAGTAAACTATATCCAGAAGCTGAGATGATTCGTGCTTATTCATGGTATAGTTCTAATTATACTGTAGAAGACGGCCGTGAATGGCTTATGAATTATCTTAAGATTAGCAATCATTCAGCTACTGTAATTGCTAACGTAAAGTCCAAGCAAATTCCTATGGTGGTATGCTCTATCGCCAGGATGCTGTCACGCGATATTACACTACCTGAAAAGACGATGAAGTTCTTTAACAACTTTATTAATACTCGAAACGAGTCTCCTGTAGAGATTAAGACCAAGAAAATTCAGTATATTAAACCTCCTACAGTCGATAATAAGATCGAGATGATTATGACCAATATTGAAGAAGCTACTGATAAGCTTCTTAATACGTGGGAGTGTGATTATTCGTTGTACAACGATATCAAAGCTCAAGAGATTAAATCTCCTTCAGTTAAGGAAATTCAAACTCGTCTAATGCCTCGCATCAGTCAGATTATCGAGCTTATGGACGGTAATACTAATATCAAGGAATATTACAGTAAATACTCCAAAGCAGAGCTAAAAAAGCTTATCGAGTTTCATCGTATGCTTGATAATGACTGTAACAAAGCTCTTCAAGCTACTAAGATTGTTCGTCAGCGTAAGAAGAAGCAAGGTGTAAATGCTGATAAGGCCTTGAAAAACTTCAAGTATAAGAAAGAAGACAACTCCCTTAAAACAGTGTCGGTTGACCCGGCAAAGATCTTGACTTCATCTACTCTCGTAGTCTATAATACTAAATACAAGCGCATGACAGTGTTTGTAGCAAATGAAGATAGTAAGCTATCGGTGAAAGGTACAAGTATTTTGAACTATGACGAGTCTAAATCCATGAGTAAGCGTGTTAAGAAACCAGAGGAAGCCATCAGCGCTATTCTGGGCGGTACACCTAACTCCATTCTTAAGACGTTTGCAAAGTTCAAGAGTGAATCAAAGGTACCGACTAATCGTATTAACGAAGATACGATTATTCTACGGGCTGTATAATGGTAGCAGATGTAATAAAATTTCCAGGTAAATTTAAGCCTGCTCCTCCTACTCTGGAGGAGATAGAAGCTGCCAATCTAGAACAGATAGAAGAATGTATCGATAGGTCTATTAAAAGTTTTATTATCGATACACTACATAATATACCAAATGTAGATCCTGATTACTTTAATACGGGTGATATGGTTACGCAAAAGATTATTGGACTAGTTCGTGAATCCATGCGTGCTACTATTTTTCGCTTACAAAGTAAACATCATGATCTACAAGACATTGCAGAAGATATTATAGCGTTTGATTCAGACGTAAGAGAACAAATTATTGAGGATGATGAATAATTCATGAGACTAAGTATATCTGAGATCCTAAAGAGAGCTAATGAACTAGGTACTCTGCAGGAACGTAAAGCTTTTTTATTGCAGAATGATAGCCCTGCAATTCATACCATTCTTAAATGTGTATATGACCCTAATATTAAGTTTTTACTTCCAAAGGGTAAAGCACCGTATAAACCAACAGAATTTGATAGACAGGAAAGTCGTCTATATGCCGAGATGCGTAAGATGTATCTCTTCGTAGAGGGTGGTAATCCAAATCTATCGCAACTAAAGCGTGAGCAGATCTTTATTGAACTACTAGAATCAGTAGATCCGCAAGACGCTGAGCTCCTTGTATCGGTAAAAGATAAGAAACTACCTTACAAGAACATTAACCGCAACCTTATAGAGAAAACATATCCAGGCCTAATCCCCACATGAGTAAATCTTTTCGTAGCAAGAATCAAAAGCGTGACTATAAAGAATATGACGATGAAGACAATTACTACTCGAATCAGTCGAGCTATTTACAAAGGCGACAAAAGCGTAGACTAGACAATGCTATTCGCTCCAAGAATGTATCGCGTCTTTTGGAACTAGATGATGGTGATGATTATGACGATATTCGTGGATGATACGAACTGGTTTTACAGTGATGTTGGTGGTATAGACGTTTCGACCGACGACGAACTTACTCCTGAATACTGTACCGTTCTAGAAAACGGAATTTACACTGTAAAACTCTTTCACGAAGCTATTGGTATAGGTATGTCCGATAGGTACTACTATCGAACAGTAGCTGAAGTGTTTAAAGGTAAAGAAAACTATACTGCAAAGCTTGCGGATACTTTATGGATTGAATTACCAATTCATACACAAGATGATATCAATAAAGTATTGAAATGGGTGTATTCAAATAATGCCTAA